CTGACCAATATATTCCCCGCCTTTAAATTTATTCAAAGAAAGATTTTGATTTGTTTCTTTTTCTTTGATATACGCGGAAAGAGTTTCCGTCAATAGTTTGTTGTCAACATAATGATTTTTCTTGGATGTTTTTTTCATTTAATCTTTCGTGAATGAATTTTATAGTTAAACCCTTCATGTTTATATATTTTCCACCTTTCTAAAAAATGATGAAACACATAATTTGTTTTTTCGTTCCCTTGTCTGGTAGTATATGAAATCTTATCAACTATGTCATAAAGCACCACTCTGTCTTTGTTTTCGTTTTTTCTTAGCCCACGGCCAATTGACTGTAATACTTTAATTTTTGACTTTGACGGACTTGCAAAAATAACATTGTGGATATTTTTTATTGAAACACCAGTTGACGTTGTTCCGTATGATGCCACTAAAATAATGTTATCATTCTTTTCCATCAAGGCCCTGTAATCTTCTCTTGTCTCTGCTTTCACGCTTCCGTCAATAAAATACACCTTTTTATCAATTTTGCGATTTTCTATTTCATATTTTATTCTATTGTAAATCACTTTTCCATGTTTGTCAACTAAATTGAACAATATAAGAGAATTATTTTTCAAAGACAAAGACAAGGCTACAAGATTATTCATCCTGTCTTCATGAGAAACAATATGGTCAATTTCCGTTGCATATCCTATTGCAGCGACAGATTTTTTATTTTTGCCTTTCTTCGCGGCAGTAATTTTTTTCCTTAATTCAATTGCACTTTCTTCTGTATACTCAAAAACGATGCAGTTTATCATTAATTGAGAGATAAATCCTTTATCCATCAATTCCTTTGTTTCAATGACTTTCTTTTCTGCACCAAAATGACCGAGGATAACAAGTTTATGACATTTTGTGTCTTGAAGGGTCCCAGTAAACCCATAGCGAATATAAGCATTTGAAGAGGATTCCATGATGCTGGACAACTCTTTTGATGCTGCTCCATGAACTTCATCAACAATTACCATATCAAAACGTTGAAAATATTGCTTTTTCATGTTTTGCATGGACTGCCATGTTGAAATAATAACGGGTTTATCAGTGTTCTTTTCTTGTCCGCTATAGATTTTATGGCAATGTTTTTCTGTATTGAAACCATTTTTTGTTGAATAATCTTGAAAATCAGAATACATCTGAAGAACCAAAGAAACAGTGGGAACAACTAGAAGGATATTCATTGACGGGCTCTGATTAAGATACCAGCGAATCAATGAATAGATGATAAGAGACTTTCCGGAAGATGTTGGGGATACAACAGTTGAACGAGGATTGTTTATGCAATAAAGGATTGCTTCCTCTTGATACAAATGAGGCTTAATGTCTTCATTTTTTGACTGAGGAGACAAATCCCCTAGAAACGCCTTAAAATCGCCTGTATTGCATTTCTTATCGGACGCAACTAGCGACTCATCATAAGAAATAATCTTTAACTGGCGCGATCCTGCGAATTCCTCCAGCTTAAAAAATAGCCCTGTGTACAAAGTTTGATTCGCCAAATTAAAAAGACGTTTTTTGCCGTCCCAAACTTTGTGTTTGTAAAGCGGCATGAACTTTGCTCCGGGAACATCAAAAGTAAAATATTCATGAAGTTCCCGAAGTATCCCTTCATCGGCCGCAATTTGCATGTATGTGGCATTTAATAATGCCACATGAATTTCATCAGAATTCACTCTTTCTCCTTTCAGTTTGTTTAATTCTCAACGCTTGGAATTACCACTTCTCCTTGAAGTTCATTTTTCATCTTTTTGAATTCTTCAATGTGGTGTTCTTCCTCTTCAATAATATGCTTTAAGAGTTTTTTAACATGAGGATTTGTCGCTTCTAACATTAATTTTGAATACAATTTGACTGCTTTTTCCTCTTCAACAATACCGATATCCATTGCTTTAATGTTAGGGCAAGTTTCTTCCGTTATTTCCTTGTATGTTTTCATACATTCATCCCGTTTAAAATTGTTAAAAGTATAAATACTTATACAAAAAGCAGTTCGCAAGAGAACGCCAATTCTCTTGCGAACCTAAACCCCAACATCTATACTGGAGATATAGCATGTCAGAATCTAAGTATATTTATATTGTATACAAAACTACCAATCTTGTCAACGGAAAATTTTATATTGGCAAACATAAACAGAAATTTCATTTCCCCATTTTATTTGATGGATATTTCGGTTCAGGCATTCTTCTCATCAATGCAATAAAGAAGTACGGTAAAAAGAATTTCATTCGTGAAACACTTCATGTCTTCTACACACCAGAAGAAGCATTCGCCAAAGAGAAAGAAATGGTCAATGAGAAATTTGTAAATAGCAAAGACACTTATAATCTTATGATTGGTGGTTTGGGAATAACATTTCACACTGAAGAATCAAAAAGAAAAATAGGAGAATATCATAAAGGTAAACCTTCTGGAATGAAAGGAAAAAAAGCATGGAATAAGGGAATTTCTAAAACAGAAGATGAAAAAATCGTTTTAAGCATTAAAGCAAAAGAAAGGCTTTCTAATAAAGAAAGCCATCCTTTGTTTGGAAAACATCATAACGATGAAACAAAACAAAAAATAAGTGAACAATCTAAGTTAAAATGGAAAGATGAAGAATATAGAAACAAGATGAAAATGCTTTGTGTGGGAAGAAAACATTCTGAAGAAACAAAACTAAAATTAAGTAATGCTAATAAAGGTAAACAAAAATCAGAAGAAACAAAACAAAGAATGAGCATTGCTTCTAAAGGAAAACCCAAACCCAAACTAATATGCCCTCATTGTGGTAAGATTGGTGGAAGCGGCATCATGCAAAGGTGGCATTTTAATAACTGTAAATTTAAGAAAACTCACCATTCATAAATTTTAGTGCTTTTATTGCATTTCCAATAGTCCATTGTCGTCTGTTTATTTCTTCAATTGTCTTTTGAATAAATTCAACTTCCTGTTTAACAACATGAATTTTTACATCAATTTCCTGTATCTGTTCATCAGCTTCAACAAACATGGGAACTTCCTGCTTCATCAATTTAAGATGAAAAGAGCCATCTTTAACATACGTTTCATTGCTTGCTTTACCAGTATAATAAAGCCACTTTTCTTTCATGAGAATTTTTTTCTTCAATTCAAGAGCAAATATTTTGTCTTTTCGTTGATATAGCTTTTTGAGCCACCTATTGTGGATTTTTGGGGTTCGCAATGCCTCAACATCAAGTTGCGACCTGTCAATTTCAAGGTCTTTTTCTGCTTCGTTTGTCAGTTCATAAAGACTCATCTTCACCTCATTTTGATTTGTATAAATAATAGAAACGCCCCATGAAAGAATTCCCGTTCTCCCATGAGGCTAAATCCTAACTTCTATACTGGAGATATAGCATGTCAGAATCTAAGCATATTTATATTGTATACAAAACTATCAATCTTGTCAACAACTTTATTTATATTGGTGTACATAAACAAAAATTTTTCTTTCCTATTTTATTTGATGGTTATTTCGGAAGTGGTACTTTTCTCAATAAAGCTATAAAGAAATACGGCAAAGAAAATTTCATCCGTGAAACACTTTGTGTTTTTCATGTAAAAGACGAAGCGTTTGAAAAAGAAAAAGAAATCGTTGATGAAACATTCATATCAAGAAAAGACACTTATAATTTACGCATCGGGGGACTTGGTGGTTCTTTAGCAGGAGAAAATCATCCTTGTTATGGCAGAAAACACACTGAAGAATGGAAAGAACGCATGAGAGTCCCTAAATCTGAAGAATGGAAAGAAAGAATGAGGGTACCCAAACCAGAAGAATGGAAAGAAAGAATGAGGGTACCCAAACCAGAAGGATTCGGACAAAAAATTAGCATTGCACAAAAAGGAAAACCTCTACCAGAAGAAACAAAACAGAAAATAAGTGAAACTCTCAAATCAAAACCACCAGTTGAATGTCCACACTGTGGAAAAAGTTGCGATGAAAGAAATGCTCGCCGATGGCATTTAGATAACCGTAAACATCAAAGAGTGGAATCTCCAGAACTGCCTTCAAAATAAAAATAATCATAAGCAAAAGTTACTGTTGCGGTTAAATGCCCTACTCCTTCATTATTTGTCGTAAAAGGCAACGTTGAAAGATTTGTTGGAAACGCCCCCACAAACACAATTCGTTGTCTAAAATTCATTTTATTTGTCAACAATGAACACTGTAATTCGTGTTTTCGCGTGTAAACAGTATCTTGTTGAACAAGTTTTCTATACTGTGCAGTGCTTCTTGGATATCCTAAGTGCATTATCCACTTGAAAACTTCAAGATAATTTGTTAATTCTTCGTCTACAAGAAACGAAACCATAAGATCCTCAAAGACAATTTTATCTCCGGGATGCTTCACTTCAACCAAAGGAGTTGGCTGTTCTCCAACCCCTAGAGTTACACTTGGAAGATCAAGAGTTTGACAGAACAGAGAGAATAACGGTAATTCTGGAATTCCGAAATGAAAATTTGCGTCTTTTGTGATATTTAATTTTTTACCTAAATCTAAATCTGGCATTAATTTTCTCCTGAGGCAACCAAGTCAGCAGAAATAAGCATATCAAGCACATCGGTTACCGTGTCATATTGTTTGTGTTTCATGAGATCATTAATTACATACCCTCCATTTGTAAACGAAAGCGCAAGAGTTCTTCCAAGATCATCGGTAATATAAACTTTACCGTCGTCTTCGTTATAAAGAGAGTATTCACTTAGTTGAAACATTCCCGATTCTATGGATCTATCTTCTTCGTATTCTTCAAATTTTCCGAAAATATCCAAGGTTGTTATGATTTCTTTCATAGGACTCCTTATAGAGGTGCATTGTTAAACTATTCGCACAATATACATGTATTTATCTTGGAAGTCAAATAAAAAATGCGGGGCCGGAAGGAGGACCGGCCCCGCAAGGAGAAAGGAGAAACTGCATAATGATCATTATTATACTATTATTTATACTTTGAGAAAATTACAAAAAGAATTATGTTGGATATCCATGCTCATATAAAGCATCAAATAATTCTTTATTGTAAAGACTAAGAGGAACTATTTCTAAAGGATGTCTATCATGATAATCAATCTGCAAAAATAGGTTTCTCAACCAATGAAACTCACCAACACAATCATTCTCGTTATTCAAAAATTCTTCAAACCAATAAGAAAACTGTTGGATACCCAAAGAACAAAAACAAGCAGGCAAAATAGCAGATTTGGTAATAAACCCATGAGGGAAAATCGGCGTTTCAGAATAATACCCATTAATTCCAAAAAACTTTTTAACTGTCGTCACGTCAAGCTGGATAAAATAAGGAATTCTAACAACCTTATAACCCATTGAAGTATAAACCTTGTCTTTTGTGAAATCCGTTAAAATAACTTTTGGATCAGTAAAATGTCTCGGGGCCATCAAATTCAACAATTAATTGCATTTTGTCATTCCTAAAATCTGGTCTTGTTCTCAATCCAGAATCAGGGACAATTTTATTATGAATGAATTCAGAATCAGAAAAGATTCGGTTTAATTCAATGCCTAATTTTTTCTCAGATAAATACTCCAAGTTAATATAAGATTCAACATCATAACTTATACTTTTAGCATAATCAAACATAGTTTCTCCCAATCATCTTTTAATAATCCAGACACAAAATTTTACAACAAAAAAAGAGGGTTGGTTTTACCCAACCCTCTTAGCATACTTCAAAGGTTAATTTTTGTCAATAAAAATTAACCGAGATTTGCAACCTTGAACAGACGGAAGTAAGGATTCGCTCCAATACCGCCACCGAATGGGTTAGCAGCAAAGCCAAAACGAGTCTTGAAGCCGATTCGTGGCTGGAAGTCATCCTGACCTTGAGACTTGTAAAGAGTGAATGGAACGTAAGGACACCAGAAAGCACCAGCATCATACTGATTTGCTCCTTTGAACCCAATCAGTACAGAATTGATTGAAGTATAAGGATCAATTAATACCTTGGTGCGACCATTCAGCATTCCGATATAAGTCATACCAGTAGGATCAACGATGTTCGGAGACAAATAATCAGAACCCTTGCCAGTGTCAAGCAGACCAGTCATTGCAAGAGCGGAAGCAATATCAGCAGAAACGATAAGGAAGTTACCTTTACCGCGCCGAGTCTGAAGAGCAATAAGGTTTGCTTCTTTTTCAATCTGGAACATAAGACCCTTGAAACGTTCAACCGACCAACGACCATTCGAGTCAGTGTCAAGATCATATACACCATTTGTGGTTGTACCAGAAGTTGTCAGTGCGCCCTGTTTTGCAAGAACGTAACACCGACGAACAAGTTCACGGTTGATTTCTGACAGAAGTTCAGTTGACAGAATATTGGTAAGTTCAGCATCAGCATCAAGACCATGAATCGCTTTAAGATCCTGCGACAGTTCGTGGGTCCAAGTTGCCTTCAGTGCGCGGGAAGTAGCAGTTACGGAACTCTTCTCAATGCTGAATGCCATCTCGTTCCATGCATTAGTAGAACCAAGCAATTCAGCAGCAGCAGTGGTCATACCAGTACCATAACCGTAATCTGCATCAGTTGGATCGGTCTTTGTGCCATCAGGAGTACCGTTACCGGTCCATGTGGGAGTAGATGCAGCAGTAGTCATGTCAGAACGAGTACCAGAGAAGCCCGAATTTGCTTCATCAAAGAATGCTTCAGGACCCGCCTGATCTTTGTCCCCGTCTACATAACGCGAACGAATCGCAAAGATAAGTCCAGTAGGACCGGACATTGGCTGAACACCAAAAATGTCAAAAGCGATCATTTTCGGAGCATTTCTACGAATCATTGAAATGAGGACTGGATCCCATTTGTCAACGCCACCAGTGACGTTAGTAGGAGCCTCAGTAATCATTGATTTTTCCTGATTCTCAAGCATACGAAGAGTTACTTTCTTCTTCCAATCATCCTTAATCGGAGTCTCTGACTCTGCTTCAAGAATAGGATTCCACTTTTCCGAAAGTTCTTCAAAACCAACATTGTTTGTGTAAACAGACATATTTTTACCTCTTAGATCATTTAGTGTTTGTTAAATTTCTTGGCAATTTCTTGAAAATAAATCTTTTGTATTATTATTTATAATTTCAAGAAATTGCGTCAAATTGTGGTTTTTTACTTCTTTTTGAAATGATTAATGTACAGTTTCATGCGGTCATCAATCTTGCTTTCATCAATCTTTTCTTTTCCCTCGGGCTTACCAAAATATTTTTCAATGACAAGAGAAACCTTTTCTTTATAGCTTGAATCGTCTTCATATTTGAATTCAGAAATAAGGTCAGAAAGTTTTTCTTTTTCTGTTTCAGTCAACTCTGTAGCAAGTTCATTGACGATTTTTTCCGTTTTCATTTCATCAATTTCTTTCTTAAGGGAAAGAATCGTGTTTGTGGTTTCGTCAAGTTTGGCAGTAAGTTCCTCAATAGTATCTTCTGCCTCTGCAACCAGATCAATTTTTTCCTCTGGAACCTCAATGTAATTCTCAACGAACAAATTCCGAATACCAGCAAGAACGTTTTCAGAAATTTCTTGACGAATACCCTTTTCTACTGCAAGTTCATTCTCGTTCATCCATTCATCAGCAACATAAGAAATGTACTTGTCAATAGATTCTTCAATTTTCTCAAGAGCCTCTTCAAGTTCACTTTCGTATTTGTCCGAAAGTTCGTCACACTTACGAATAACCTTTTCGGCTACAACAGCATTAAAAAGAGTTTCAAGGTCAGATTTTACCTTTTCATCAATTTTTGCGCCTTCAAAGATTTTTGCCAAGGACTCTTTTACATCAATTTCTTCATCGTCATCTTCATCATCATCTTCTTCATCATCGTCATCTTCTTCCTTCATTTCCTTTTTCTTTGCTTCAATCAGAGCAGCAATCTCTTCCTCTGACAGACCTTCCATTTCTTCTTCAGTAAGTTCAACCTCTACTGCTTCAAGAATAGCAAGTTTTTCTTCGTCCAGCGATTCCTGCAACTTTTTTTTGATTGTTTCCAGAACTGACATATGGTACTCCTATTGTGTTCAAAATTTTATTTTTTATTAGCAAATTGCAAATTACTAACAGTCTTATTTTTCTACTATTATTTATACTTCACAGAAATTACAATCAATTATTCTGAAAATTTAAGAATTGTTGCCATCAATGACTGAGCATTAGCAATTTTTTCTGCTTCAGAAAGTTTTTTCTTATAAAGCAAATTTCTTACTTTTTTGATTTCAGCAACGTTTACCGGCTTTATAACACCAGCTTCAATGACATAATCAACGGATTCATAAACACCATTAACAAAAGCATCAGGAGCAGAAGGATCAGAAACAATGTCAACAGTGACCATATGATAATCACGATTAACGACTTTTGATCCTCTATAAGGACCGGTTCCTTCTTTGAGGGATCCAAGACCCCTACTGGAAACTCCAAGATTTACCCCGCCTTCAATGAGGCCTCTTACAATATTACCAACAGGAGTATTCAAAATCTTTGCCTTTCCAATATAATCATGTCCTTCAAGTTTCAATGAAGTAATAAGGTGACTTGCATTTTTTGGATCAACAGAAGGAGAGGTTGGATGATTAAGTTCTCCCATTGCTCTGTTTGGAGTAACGTAATTATCAATATATTTTTCTACAACTGGTTTAAGAACGTCAATAGGATAAATCCTTCCGTTCCTGTTTTTCTTTTCTGCTTGAAGAAATATTCCTTCAATGAAAAGTTCTTTTGAACCGTCTTTTGACTCGGATATCACTGTTGAATTATCAAAAATGATATCCATGATTAACTTTGCCATTTATTTCCTCTTTAAAATTATCTCATTTACAATGGTGTCATAAAGCAAATCAATATTTTTGATATCATTATTTATCATTTCACGTATTTTATTTCTTGTATACGAAATTGTAATTCCGCTATAATATTGGCGAATAGTTCTTGCTTTTTTCTCATTTGATTCAATGATGTACTTTTGGAAGTTGTCCGATGCTTTAGATTTGTCTCTAAGCCATTCACCGGTCATTTCATTTTTATACAGAATTACTTTTGAGCCGTTATTAAGCGGAACTACTTTTGTTTTCATTAATCGTCCGCAGATTTTCTAATTTGTTTTAAAAGATTTGACCCGACTTCTGCCCGTTTTGCTTCAATGCGATCCATAACCTCTCTTTTAATAGCAGAGTCAAAAGATTTTTCAACTTCAGACGGACTGCCGTCAATTGCGCCTATTACGATTTCCCTATATTTCATTTTTGATCCTCTTCGTCCTCTTCATCGGGCTGTTGTAAGACAACAGGGACGGGACGTTGTTCTTTTTCTTCTGGTTCTTCCTCTGGTTCTTTTTCTTGCTCTTTATCACGCTCTTTTTCGAGTTCTTTGATTTCTTCTTCAGTTTGGAATAAAACATGTCGTCTAATCCATCCTTTCGAGAAATAATTTTCCCGATGATTGTTGACAAGATCAAGAGTTTCCATCCTAAGATTCAAAGTCTCAAGTTCTTTCATTTCTGAAAAATGAGAATCATCTTCCCACTGATAAAAAATACCTTTCTGAATCGCTTCCCACTCATTGAACTTAATAATTTTTTTCAGAATAAGTTGAGTTTTCAAAATATCATCAAAAATCGTTTGAGCAAACTGGTTTCTCAAATTATTAACAAACTTTGAAAATTTTATTTCATCACGGGTAATTTCACCTGATTTACCAAAAACAAAGGTCGCTTCAGGATCAACACGACCAATAGGAACGTTCAACGATCTATACAGTCTTTGTTTAAAATAATTTGTCTCTTCAGTAATCCCAGCAAAAGTAGTGTTCCCACCAATTGTTGATATTTCCGTTCCTTTACCACCTTCACGCCTAGGAAGCCAGAAGTCTTCAAGAATTGACTTAATATGACTTTCATTCCTCACTTTTCCTGTAGACGCATTATAAGACAACTTATTTCTGAATTTTGCCATCAATGACTGAAGGTAAGATTCTGCTTTATTTTTAGGAAGATTGCCCACATCAACATAGAAAACCCGTCTCTCAGGAGCACGGGAAATTCTATAGATAAGCATAGCATCTTCCATTTGATTCAACTGATTGGCTGGTTTAATCGCTTTATGGAGATACGACAAAACCGAAATTCTCATTTCGTCCATAAGACCAGACGTAGAAAAAACAACCGAATCAGCAGTTAATTCAATACCCCTGTGCATTTCACCAGAAATATTATAAGACTGTAACGGTTTATTGACAAATTCAACAGGGGTGTTATTATCAGGAAAATAAATATATTTTTCGTCTATATCATAAATTTTTTCAACCCCATCAATCATTTTCTTTTTTATTTCACGAATTTTCTTGATTTTCGTTGGGTCAATTGCTATAATTTTTGTAATTCCGTTGCTCTTCTTGTTTTCGTCAACGTACAAATAAAAAGGCATTCTTCCATCAATATACCATTGACGAAAAGTGTCATCTGCTTTATTATCAAATTTAAGAAGGCCGAGAATGTTTTCAAATTCTTCAAAAATCTTTTTCTTGATATTGTCAGATAGTTCAACACCATCAAGATTTATTTTAACTGGGAAATGTTCAGATTTTGAATAAACAATTGCATCATTGACAATTTCATTTACTGCTTGATCCACTTCCGGAATAAACGAGATTTCCCGATACAAAAGAATTAGTTCACGTTCATTAGAAATCGCTTTTAGAACATCGGTGTATCCGTCATAGTACACACCACCATAATCAATGACCTCCACAGCACCGTCATCGTATGTATCTTTAACGATCTGTGGAGAGTCAAGTTTATTCTTTTTTAGATCAAGCCCGAAGGCCTCAAAAAGTTTTTCAAACATATTAAATCACTTATGCTGCGCCGTTAGAAAGCCAATAGGAGCCCACGGCGAAGGTAATAGTGAATTCCTCAATGGCGTCATTCGAGTCAAAAGCCAATTCAATTTCAGAAATTTCTGTCGGCCAAATGTCTTTGAATTCGTAAGTGTACAGAATGCCGCCGGCCTGATCAAGTTGCTGAACGGTTGCGTTTCTGTAATAAGCATTAATATCAACAGGTCCAACGTTTGATTCGTGTCCGTTAATCAGAGAAGACCACGCTTCAACTGCTTGACGAACAGCAAAATTTGTGTCATTAAGTACCGTAATGGTCCAGTCTGCAAAAATTCGGTTACCAGCAACCTTGAGTTGACGACCCATATAAGGAACGTCAATCATACCCATTGAGCTTGATGGGAGCTGAGAACCGCGACAAACAAACTCAAGTGTACTGCCAAGTTCTGCAATAGTCACAGCATACAGGTTTGGTCTTGCACCTGAAATAAATGCTCCTTTGAAAGCGTTGATTGACAAATCCATTTTGTCTCCTAATTTTTATAATGTTGTGTTTAGTTTATGTT